AAAGCCTTGAGCTGCGGAGCGGTTATGATTTCCGCACGGCTCGGCGCAGCCTAAACTTGCTCATTACAGAGTGGGCAAACCGTGGCATCAATCTGTGGACGATTGAGCAAGGTCAGATTCCTTTGGTACAGGGGACGATTACCTATGATCTACCTAGTGACACCGTGGATCTTTTGGAACATGTTATTAGAACTTTTCCAAACTCCCAGGCTAATCAGACCGACATCAACATCAATCGTATATCCGTCAGCACGTACGCGACGATCCCGAACAAGCTCACGCAAGGCCGCCCGATCCAAGTCTGGATAAACCGCCGTAGCGGGCAGACATCGAATGCTCCGGGCGCGACTGAGCAGAAGCCACAGATTAACGTGTGGCCAGCGCCAGACCAAGGAACAGAATCGACCCCTTACTACTACTTTGTGTACTGGCGTCTGCGCCGGATGGTGGATGCTGGCAACGGCGTGAACGTGGAAGATATTCCATTCCGCTTCATCGAGCCGATGATTGCCGGGCTGGCATACCGGCTGTCTATGAAAGTGCCGGGCGGTCTTGAACGGTTACAGTTTTTGAAGACGCAGTACGACGAGGCATGGGAGATGGCGTCTGGCGAGGACAGGGAGAAGGCTCCTGACCGGCTGGTGCCGCGCATGATTACGTACAGGTGATCCATGCCAAGTAAGTACGCAAGTGGTAAAAATTCCATATCAGAATGTGACCGCTGCGGTTTCAGGTACATGCTGAAGGTGCTGAAGACGCTGACGATCAAGACGAAGAACGTCAAGATCAAGGTGTGTCCGACCTGCTGGGAGCCGGACCAGCCACAGCTCAGTTTAGGTCTTTATCCCGTTTCGGACCCGCAGGCCGTTCGGGAGCCAAGGCCGGACAAGTCGTACTGGCAGTCAGGCTTTACCGGTATCCAGACGCAGTTCAATTCTGGACCGGCACCAACGCAGGACGGTTATCCGGGCGGCGGTAGCAGGATTGTGCAGTGGGGTTGGGCACCGATAGGCGGGGCTAGGTCGGATGATGCCGGTCTGACGCCGAACAACTTGGTGGCACAGACTACGGTTGCAAACGTAACCATTAACTAGGAGTAACAAATGGATATGATGAAGAAAGTGGCAAAAGCCGAGGTGAAAGCTCACGAGAAGCGTATGCACAAAGGCATGAAAAAGGGTGGCGTAACCACGGCTGATCTGAAAAAATATGGTCGGAATCAAGCTCGCATTCAAAACCAACGTACGAAGTGAGGCCAACATGGCAAAGTACTCTATGAAAAAAGGCGGGAAAGAAGTCGGTCCTGCTTCAGTCTACGCCCCGCCTCACACCATGAAGGGTGAAGCGGTGAAAGCCAAGCTGAAGAAAATGGAAGATCCGAACAACATCGCTGTGGACAAGCTTGGTCCAAAGACGGCTGTGCAGCGAGTTTCTGCCGGCGATCCTGGCCGTGAAGACACAAAGACCACGGGCATCAAGATTCGTGGCACTGGCGCGGCCACCAAGGGCGTAATGGCTAGGGGTCCGATGGCATGACGTACACGGAGTTGGTCGCGGCTATCCAGTCGTACACGGAAAACTACGAGCAAGAGTTTGTTTCGTATATCCCGACGTTCATTCGTCAGACTGAGACTCGCGTATACAACACCGTTCAGATCCCTGCACTCCGCCGGAACCAGACTGGTACGCTGACTGCTGGTAACAAGTATCTGTCAGCGCCCGGCGACTTCTTGTCTGTGTACTCCATGGCAGTCATCCAAAGCTACGGTACGGCCAACGAGACCTACACTTACTTGCTGGACAAGGATGTGAACTATATTCGTGAGGCGTACCCAACGCCAGCAGATACAGGGCTGCCTGCTTATTACGCCATCTTTGGCCCAACTGTCAGTGACAACGTGACATCAGATGAGCTGACGTTTATTGTCGGTCCTACACCTAATACTTCATACACAGTTGAGCTGCACTACTACTACTACCCAGAATCAATCACTACTGCCGCTGATGGCCGCACATGGCTGGGCGACAACTTTGATCCTGTGTTGCTGTATGGCTCACTGCGCGAAGCATATCTGTACATGAAGGGCGAGCAGGATTTGATTGCCAACGTCGAGGCTAAGTACGCAGAGGCTATGGGACAACTCAAGCGTCTGGGTGATGGTCTGGAGCGTCAGGATGCATACCGCAGTGGTCAGACTAGGGTGAGGGTCACATGACGATCTACCAAGGTCTGACAACTAGTTTCAAGGTGGACATCCTGAATGGCCGCCAGAACGTTGCGTCGGACACGCTGAAGATGGCCTTGTACACCGGGTATGCAGAGTTAGACGAGAATACGACGGCATACACATCGACGAACGAGATCACTGGAGCTGGTTATACGGCTGGTGGACAGTCCTTGTCGAACGTAACAATTAACTCTACGAGCAACGGAGTTGTGTACGTAAGCTTTGAGAATGTAACTTGGAACCCGGCGGAGTTTACGACAAGGGGTGCGTTGATCTATAACTCTACCAAGAGCAATGCGTCAGTGGCGACACTGGATTTTGGTAGTGATAAGACGCAAGCTGGAAATGGCACGTTTACTGTGACGCTTCCTCCTGATACGGCGTCGAGTGCGCTGATTCGCATAAATTAAGGAGTCATCATGGAGTTTGAAAATCGTTCTAAATCCAGCGAGCAGATCGGCGGCAGCGTTGAGCGCGCCGGTGGCAACACGGAAGGCATGGCTGCTGGTGGTGTGTTTACTGTTGAGTGCTTAGACAAAGACGGCAACATCAAGTGGGTAGATATCTGCCCGAACTTGGTGGTAAACACCGGCCTTCAGGACATGAACACCAAGTACTTTACGGGCAGTGGTTATACCTCAGCTTGGTACATCGGCTTGGTTAATGACGCAGCGGCAAACGTTACGTACTCGTCCGGCGACACTCTGGCTTCTCATGCCGGCTGGAATGAGAACACGCAATATTCTGGAAACCGGAAGGCTGCATCGTTTGGCTCGGCCACGCTGGCTGATCCTTCGAACATTAACAACAGCTCGTCTGCTGCATCGTTCACCATGAACGCCACAGCCGTTATTGCTGGTGCTTTCTTGGCTAATGTGGCAACTGGCAATGTTGGCTTGTTGTTTTCTGTTTCTAACTTTCAAGCCCCCGGCGATCGCTCAGTTGTAAGCGGTGACGTTCTGAACGTGACTTACTCGTTCAACCTTGACGCATCGTAATAGGAGAAAAACATGGCATTCAAGAAGGGTGATCTCGTTAAGGTAGCCGTATTTGCGCCTCAAGGTCCTGTTGCAAAAATGCGTATGGACGATGATGGTGTGATTTACTATTTGATCCAGTGGGAAAACGCAGACGGCACTCCTGGCGAGCGTTGGTTCACGGAAGACCAGCTTGTTGCAGCGGAGTAATTTGTGGCCGACGGCGGCTGGGGCAGCGGAACCTGGGGGCAAGCAGGCTGGGGATGTTCGGTCTATGAAAGACTGATATCGAACGGCGGCTGGGGTAATGGCCCTTGGGGAAGCGACGGCTGGGGTCTTGGTAACGGTGGTTTAGTAACAGTCTCTGATGAGACAAACGTAGCAGCGCAGGGAGCAATCCTAGCGAATATAGCTGAGTCGGTAGTAGCAACTGTTTCTGTGTCTGCGTTGAAAAACATGGCAGGTGCAATAAGTGAAACAGTTATTGCAAGCGACGCGGTATCTGCTGCGCTGATATGGAAAGCAAGCGTATCAGAATCTGTTGTTGGTTCTGACGCGGTGGCAAGCACGGTTGTATTTGGATCGAGCGTATCGGAAACGGTTTTTGCCAATAGCTCGGTTAGCAGTCTGGTGGTTCTTGGTAGCAGGGTGTCTGAGTCTGTGTTGGCCGCAGACACCACAAGAGCAACACCGACTTATACGAGAGTTGTATCTGAGCAGTCAAACGCAAGCGAAACCGTAGTAGCAGGTTTGGTGTTTGGTACAAATGCAAGCGAGACTGCGACAGCCAATGACTCAATAACCAGTGCTTTTGGTATTCTGGCTGAGTTGTCAGAGACAGTAACTGCAAATGACTCGACGGCTGGTGTAAGAAACACGTTTGGCGCGTTGGAAGAGGTAACAAATGTAGCGGAGCTGATGAGTGCTCTAGCTGTGTTCCAGACGCGGATAGCTGAGATTGTTGCTGGTGTTGACGGCGATGAGGCTTCGTCCGAGAACGAAAGAAGAATCAGAGAGAATGTTTCGGCAAGAGACATAGTATCTGCAAGCTTCTTGTGGAATTTGATAGATGATAGTCAGACGGCCAACTGGCAACCGATTAACAATACGCAGGGCGGCGGCTGGGTGACAATTAATGCAGCAAGCAACGCAGGTTGGCAGGTGATAAACACCAATTAGTAAGGATAGATCATGGCAAGTACATATTCCGAGTTAAAGATTGAGCTGATTGGTACGGGAGATCAGGCTGGTACGTGGGGAGTTACCACCAATACCAATCTCGGCACTGCTATCGAGGAAGCGATTACCGGATCAGCAAATGTTACGTTTGCCAGCTCAAACGTTGCTATTGCTCTGACCGACACAAATGCCACGCAGACTGCACGTAACCTGCGGCTTAACTTGGTAGGAACACTTGCCAATGTGCAGACGCTGTTTGTGCCGGCAATTCAAAAGCAGTACTTGGTTGTCAACGGTTTGTCCAACTCGGTGGTGATATCGAACGGTAGCAACGCAACTCCGACTGGTTCGACCGTAACGATACCAGCTGGTAAGTCTGTGGTTATCTTTAACGACGGCACCAACGTTGCAGAGACAATTAATTATGTTTCTGATCTTCAGGTTGGCAACCTGACGCTTTCGAATGTCACGCTGACGAACCCGCTAGATGTTGCAGAGGGCGGCACTGGCCGGGCAACGTTGACAGCTAATAATGTGTTGCTTGGTAATGGAACGACAGCGGTAAACTTTGTGGCTCCAGGAGCAAGCGGCAACGTTCTTACAAGTAACGGTACAACATGGGTAAGCCAAGCACAGTCTGCTGGCGTTACTGTTGGCAAAAGCATAGCTCTTGCGATGATATTTGGCTTCTAGCAGCCAAAAAATCTGCAAAATTTTTGGATTAAAAGGAGAACGCTGTGGCGAACCCGAATATTATCAATGTTACACAAATCTACGGTCAGACCACTTATCTGACTCCTGCTAACACATCCAACTTTGTGCTGGTTGCGAACGCGGTCAACTCTGGAAATGTTTTTAAACTGGACCAGATTGTTGCTGCGAACTCGACAAACACGGCTGCAAACGTATCGGTAGCAATCTTCACTAGCGGTAACACTGCTGCTGGCGGGGTTGTAACTACTGGTGCTGCCAATACTTTCCCGATTGCATCGAACATTTCTGTTCCTGCGTATGCGTCGCTGATCGTGATGGACAAGACCACGGCAACTTATCTGCTGGAGGACAAGGCCATTATCGTGGCAAGCGGCACGAACAACGCAATATCTTTCTCGGTAAGCTACGAACAGATCAGCTCGTAAGGGGTAGCAATGGCACTTCACGGGTATCCCGGCAACATTATCAGCGCGTCTTCTCCGCTGTATACGCCCGGCTTTGCTTCGGGGATATGGAATCTTGGCTCATGGCCTAGAGGGGTAACTGTTGTCCAGACATTCCTTGCGTCCGGCTACTGGACTGCGCCTGCTGGTGTAACTGCTGTTGATTACCTTGTAGTGGCTGGCGGTGGTGGTGGCGGTGGGGGTAATGGTGGAGGTGGTGGTGGTGCTGGTGGTTTTAGAATTGGTAACGCACTTCCTGTAACTCCCGGCGCAACATATGCAATAACTATTGGTTCTGGAGGTGTTGGCGCTCAAGGCGCAGCAACATCAAGCACAAGAGGATCTAACGGTGGAAATTCTTCATTTTCCATTATTTCTTCTACTGGCGGTGGTGGTGGCGGCGCTGACTCTACAAATAATATTGGACAGACTGGATTTCCCGGTGGGTCTGGCGGTGGTGCTGGATCAAATAGCTTAACTACCGGTCTAGGTGGGAATGGAAATTTAGGTGGATATACGCCATCCGAAGGAAGTAATGGTGGCGCTGGAGTTAGCAATAACAGCAATTACAGAAATGGCGGTGGTGGCGGCGGTGCATCTGGAATAGGAACTAACGGTTCTCCAAGTGGTGCCCCTGGTTATGGCGGTAATGGAGGAAATGGAACTGCAACTACCATTTCTGGTGTGTCAACTATTTACGCTGGCGGTGGTGGTGGCGGAACTTTTACTCCCGGCGTTGGTGGCAATGGCGGCACAGGCGGGGGAGGTAATGGTGGAGGTTCTGCAACTTTAGGTACAAACGGTGCAACTAATACTGGTGGTGGTGGCGGTGGTGGCGGGCATCAGTCCTTGACTCCAAACGGATGGTGGGGGCTTTCTGGCGGCTCTGGCATTGTCATTATCCGTTACATAGCTCCTAGCCAGTCTGTGTATGTATTCAACTCTACCCAGAATTGGGTTGCTCCTGTCGGCGTCACAAGCGTGGATTATCTGGTTGTGGCTGGCGGTGGCGGCGGTGGATACGGATATGGAGGAGGTGGTGGTGCTGGTGGATTTAGAACAGGTTCTGCTTTGGCAATCACTGCGGGCACTACATATACCGTTACTGTTGGCGCTGGTGGAGCTGCGGCAGCTTCAAATGTTCAAGGCTCAAATGGTGGTAATTCTGTATTTTCAACTATTACATCAACTGGTGGTGGCGGCGGTTCTGGATTTGACGCTTCTTCTGCTGGGCGGGCAGGAGGATCTGGAGGTGGTGGTGGTGTAGGGCCGTCAGCAACCGTAGGAAATACGGGCGGCGCTGGCGGGACAGGTACTGTTGGACAAGGGACAAACGGCGGACTTGCTTGGCAACAAAATACGGTTGCTGGTAACGCTGGTGGTGGCGGTGGTGGTGCATCTGAACGCGGAAGTAATGCAGCAAATGCTGTTGGCGGGAAAGGTGGCAACCC